TCACCTGCAGGCCCGTGCCTGATCACGCAGTACGGCGTAATCGCTCATCATTCGTACCAGCACCGCACTTTCCGGCAGGGCCTCGACTTCGGCCGCGGCGCGGGTCTGCTCGGCGGTGCTGTATTCCACCACGGGCGGGCAGGGGGCGTTGTCAGAACTTTCCGTCGCGCAGCCGCTCAGCGAGAGCATCGCGATCATGAGGGCGGCGGCTGGCGGCATCGAGCATCCTTTGACGCGCATCATTGGTCCTTTCCAGATTTTCGAGGCGTTCGTTGGCGCGCCCGGCCTTCTCGCCGCTGCGCCGCGCGCCGAGGATGAACAGGATGGCGGCGGCGGCGATGGCCAGCCAGGACTTGAAGCGGGCCAGCATCACGAGGCCCGCCTGATCAGCCGGAACAGCACCCAGGCCCCGGCCATGACGATCAGCGCTGCCAGCGCGAAGGAGACCGGCCCGTCGCCCTGCAGCGTCCCGGTCAGCCCGGCCAGCGCGCCGCCCGCCGCTGTCAGCACTTCCGGCGTGACCAGCTTTTCGACCAGGGGCGGGACTGCGGCCTCGACCGTGCGCGACGAGACAAAACTGCCCTTCGACCACAGGCCGATCTCGGCCGCGCGGCGGTTGACCAGCCCGGTCATCTTCTTGCCGTCATTATAGACCCATCGCGCAAGCTGATCGGGCACGGCATCATGATCGCCGGCATTCAGCTTTCTGAGCAGGGTGGAACCAGCGAACTGCCCCTCGCCGATGTTGAAGACGAAGCTGGTCAGCGCCGCCCTTTGCCCATCGGTGAGCGGCACCTTGACCAGCCGGCGCAGGATATCCTCGGCCTCGCCCAGATCGTGCTCCAGCGCGGCCTCGGCCTGTGCCTCGGTGATCTTCAGGCCCTTGTGGACTGTCATGAAGCGGTCCGAGGTGTGCCCGTAACCGATGCTCCAGGGGGTGCCGTCCTTGCTGCCGGGATCGGGATAGGCCTCCAGCCGCAGGCCCTCCCAGCGCTTGACGTGCTCGATGGTTTCTTTCGCCACAGACATGGTTCTCTCCATAAAAAATACCCCGCGCGCTGGCGGGGTGGGTGGATGGTCGGGTTGGGCGTCGGTCAGTCGCGGGCGGGACCGCTGCGTTCCAGCAGGCGTTTGATGTCGGCGCGCATCTCGCGCAGCATCTCGTTCTGTTCCTTGCGGGTTTCCGAGATCGCCTGGCGGTCGGCGTCGAGCTGCTTTTCCAGCCTTGAGATCTCGCGCAGGGCGGTTTTGGAGGCACCTTCAAGACGGACCAGCCAGACGCCCAGCCCGGTTGCCGCCATGATCGCGCCCCACCATTCGCGGATGCTGTCCATGAGGTTCTCTCCCATGGGTTCAGTCCGGCGCGGCGCAGGTCAGGTAATGGATGGCAATGCGCACCGCGCCGCCGGCAAAGCTGCCGCCATTGGCGGTGAGGCGCACGGGCGTGTCGGCATAGAACGCCGTCGGGCCGATGACGCCGATATTGCTGCTGCCCACGGCGACGCCGAGCGCGCCGCCGAACTTCGAGGGCTCGCCGTTGACGCCGCAGTCGAAGGAGCTGGCGCCCAGCACCGCGGTCACGGTCCGCACGGATACGCCGAGCACGATGGCGCGGTTGGGGATCACGATGGTCGAGTCCCGGCTGGCCCCGGAAAGGCCGGAGAGGGTTTCTTCCCGCACTGCGATGCCGGTGGTCGCGCCATTTGCCTCCCGCGCCACGGCGACCGAGGCTGCCTGCGCGATGAAGCCCATGGCATCCACAACCGGGATCCACGCCGATCCGGTCCAGACGATGGCCTGCGCCTCGTCCTCGATCCAGGCCATCCAGCCGGGCGCGGGCAGGATCCGCATCCAGGCGCCGTCGATCCAGTAGGCGATGCTGCGGTCCCAGCCAGCCCACGCGCCCGTCGCGCCACTGGCTGCGATATAGCGGTCGCCTTCGGCCGGACTTGCCGGCGGCGCGGTCAGATCGCGGTCGAGAACGGATAGCTGCACGATGCCGTCGAGCAGTCGTAGCGCCTCGTTCATGGTCACGTGCTTCTGGGCCTGCGCGGCCATGATGAAGGGCAGCGCGAGATGCGCTGTGGTGTCAGGCATGGGTTGTCTCCTGTTTAGAACCAGAGGGTGGTGACAGGGGCCGCCCCGGCACCGAACGCCTGCCCGATCTGGGCAATGCGGATATCGAGGGACGCACCGGGGGCGAGCGGCGCGCCCCAATCGGCGGTTTGCTGCGCCGCAGTGTAGACCACGCTGGCGGTCACAGTCGTCAAGGATCTCTTGACAACTGCGCCGTTGAGGATCTCGACCCGCCAAGACTCGCCAGCCTCGGACATCGGGATCTCGACCGCGTTCCAGCTGTCGGCGGCGAGCGAGCGGTCGCGACGGATCCAGCGGATGGTCAGGTCGCCGGGGCTGCGCGCGCGCCGCCAAGGCTGCTCGACATGCACGGGCGCGAACGGGCGCAGACCCGTGCCGCGTAGTGTGAAGGCCCGCGCGGTGAAGCTGTCGTCGCTGACCGGCCGCGAAGATGGCCCGACGCGCCAGTTCCACGGCATGCCCAGATCGGCCTGGCTCACCGGCAGCGGGGCCAGCGCTGCGTCCAGCACCACCACCCGCGCCCCGGCCGGCACCGCCGCTGCCATGTCGGCCTCCGTGCCGCGCTGACCGCGCAGCAGCCGCGAGAGCCGATAGCGGCCGGCGGCGATCAGTTCGGCGGCGCCGAATTGCAGGATCTCCCAGCCGCCGCCCGGCTGCGCGACGGCGAGCGCGTTCTCGCCAGCGAACAGGCGCAGGTCGGTGACGCTCTCGAGGGTGCCTGACAGCAGGTCGAGATAGACCGAGTTGCCGTAGTCGAACCGAGAGGTTGGGCCGGCATGGAGATCGGCCACCAGTTCGCCCATGCGCGCCCGGGTGCTGACTGTGGTCAGCAGTTCGAAGCCGGAAGCCTCGGGGCTGCGGAACACCGCCATCTGGCCCGGCCAGGGGCGGGCATGGGTGGCGATCAGCGGGTGGTGTGGCGCGAGATCCTCGCGCAGTTGCGGCAGGTTCAGAAGTTCGACCAGCGGCGCACCGAACACGACCGGCCGGGCAAGCGCAGCCTGGCGAGGGCTTCCGGGCGGCAGGTCATAGGCATCCCGGTCCTGGCGGATGGTCTCGATGCTGCGGGCCTCGGCATCGGAAACCGTGAGGATGCGCATCTCGGCAAGCCGTCCGTCGTGATCCAGCGCGATGACATCGCCGGGATCCAGCGCCAGCATCGAGGGCGGCAGGCTGAAGGCTCCGGTCTCGCGGCCGATCCATGCCTCCATCAGCGCCCGGCGGCAGCGCCGGTCGGCTTCCTCGGGCGGCACCGCCATCGGAAAGCTGTCCGAGGATACCCTGCTGGCGCTCACGGCAATGCGGCGGGACTCGACGGTGATGCCGTCATAATCCTCGTCCGCGCGCGCCACCTGCCATTTCAGGGCCTGCGGCAGTTCAGTCTCCTGGCCGCGCGCCAGTTCCATCACGTCGCTCCGGCCCGCCGCCATGCCGTCCAGAGCGACGGTCGCGACCGGCGCGCGCCCGCGCATGACGAAGCGAATGCGCCCCTCGCTCTCGACGGCATCGAAGCCGAAATGCCGCGCCAGCATGGTGATCGAGGTCCGCGGCGATTCCAGGGCCGAGATCACATAGCCGTCCGCCGCGCCGGTGAGGCCCGAGACATCGATCCACGCCGAGGGCATGCCGGCGCGCAGGCAGAGATCACGCACCAGCGCCGCCAGCGACACCGCGCCCAGCCGCCCGGTCAGCCAGTGGCCCAGCCGCCAGTTGTCGCCATCCGCCCATATGTCCCCGAGTTGCGGGAAGAACGGATAAGGCCGGGCATCCCAGGTCCATGCCGCGCATTCCGCCACCTCGACCATGCGGCCGGCATATCCGGTCGAGACCGGGTTGTTTGCGGCGTCACCCCAGAACAGGTAGGTCGCTTCCAGATAGGCTCGCTGGACGGCATCGTCGCGCCAGCCGCGCGAGAACCAGGGCACGAAGGATTCCGAGGATTTCGGGTCATGAAACACGTTCGGCTGGTTGGGGCCGCGATCCACGGCAGGGCAACCGAGTTCGGTAAACCGGATCGGCTTCGACTGCGGCAGCCATGCGGTCGGGGACGCTGCGGGGATCCCGCCCGGCCGGTTGCGATGCGGGTTCGACCACCAGCCGCGGATGTCCTTGTAGCGGAAGATCCACGGCTCGGGTGCCACCGCCGGCAAGGTCGCGAAACTCGGGACCGCGCCCGACCATATGCTGAGATTGCTGACCAGCGTTCCCGGCCAGGGGAGTGCTGTCGTGACGGTGCTGGACCCCGACACCGGGCCGTTGGCAAGGCCATATCCCCCGCCGTTGTTGGCGGCCCATGTGCCGGATACGGACCCGCCGAAGCTTGCCGTGGCCGCGACATTCCCGTCGACAGCAAAGCCGATCTCGCCGCTTGCCATGTCGAACCATGCGACCAGATCGGCGGTCCTGCCAGCGAGCGAGGCGGCAGGGGTAGAGGCCATCCTTGTCTGTCCGATGGCCGAGAATATCTCGTGCAGGATCAGCTGACCGCCAGCCAGGCCGAAGAACATGCCGCTGCTCAGGTTGCCGATCTCGAAAACAATACCGTCCGCGATCAGGGTTGGGAACTGAACCCGGCAGGATAGGGTGATGCTGGCACTCCGATATGGCACCGTGGTGGTGAAACTGGCGCCGGGACTTTGGCTGATGCCGGGTGCTGCAACAGGCATCGCGGTGATGACCTTGCCGCCGGCGCCCGGTGTGATGCTGTCCTCGATCTGCGTGCGGTTCTGCGCGATCCGGTCGCCCTCGCTGGCATAGTACCAGTCGAAGCCCTCGCCGCCGGCAATGTTCGATTGCAGATAGGCGCGGTCGTAGATCGACGGCCATGCCAGCGCATCGAGATGCTCCCAGCCATCGCGCCAGTCGGAAAGCGGCATGTAATTGTCGATACCGATGAAATCGACATTGGCATCCGCCCAGAGCGGGTCGAGGTGGAAGAACACGTCGCCCGAGCCATCGCCCGGGTGGTGCCCGAAATACTCCGACCAATCGGCGGCATAGCTGATCTTAGTGCCCGGCCCGAGGATCGAGCGGACGGCAGCGGCCAGCGATTGCAACGCGGCAACCGCCGGATAGGTCGATGCCCCGGATCTGATCGAGGTCAGCCCGCGCATTTCCGAGCCGATCAGGAAGGCGTCCACACCACCCGCCGCCGCACAGAGATGGGCGTAATGCAGGATCATGCGCCGGAAGCCCCAATCCGTGCCGCCGGTCCACGTCACGCTGTCGCCGCTGACTGCGAAATCCGAGGGCTGGGCATTGCCGAAGAAGGCATCGACCTGCGCCGCGGCGGCGGCGGTCTTGTCCACGGTTCCGGCGAAACCGGCGGCAGGTGAGCAGGTGATCCGCCCGCGCCACGGCAGCACCGACTGGCCGATGGTTGCGGCATAGTCGGACCAGGGATCCGGCAGGGTGTTGCCGGCCGGGACATCCATCATCAGGAACGGATAGAAGGTCACCTTGAGCCCGCGCGCCTTCATCTCGCGGATGGCCTGCAGCACCGAGAAATCCGCTGGCGTGCCACCATAGATCGGCCGCCCCTGATCGTCCTGACTGACCACCAGCGCATCGCCGCGGCTCACGCCGTTGACGCTCCACGAAGGCGTGGTGTTCTTCTGCGCCATTTCGACCTTCGGGCGGATCGTGCAGCTTCCGGCGCGCAGATCGTCGCCGAACCAGGACACCACCAGCGAGGCGCTTTCGACCTTTGGCACCATGGCTTCCAGCCGGTCCAGCGAAACCACCATGTCGGCGGTTCCGGCCATGGCGTTGACATTCTCGGCCGCGCTGTCGCCGTCCCCGGCCTTGCGCACGATCTGGGTTGCGTAGGACCATTCTCCCGACGCCGGGATAACGGTGACCGCGGGCACCAGCCCCTCGGCGGTGTCGGCATCGTCCAGAGGCCGGAAGACCTCGAAGGACAGTTGCGGCAGGCGGTTGCCGAAGCGCGCCAGCGGCAGTTCCTCGAACACCACATAGGCGGTGCCGCGATAGGCAGGCGTGTTCCCCACCCCCATCTTCGCCGCGATGAAGGGGTCGGGGGCCTGTGCCTCGTTGCCCGAATACCAGCGCCACGTCGCCTCGCTGAGATCCACGATCTCGCCATCAGCCCAGATGCGGCCAATGCCGGTGATCGTGCCTTCGCAGAGCGCGACCGCGAAACTGGCATAGTAGAGGTACTCGGTCGTGGTGACCTTCTGCCCGCCGCCTTTGCCGCCCCCCTGGCGGTGAACATTGGTTTCCTCGCGGAAGTCGGTCGCCCAGATGATATTGCCGCCGATGCGCATGCGGCCATAGAGCCGCGGGATTACCACGCCTTCGGTCGCCGAGGTGACGCGCAGGCTGTCCATGCGCGCGCCCTCGATGCGCTGGCCGGGCAACATCGACGAGACGATCCAGCTGTCGACCATCGAGCCGATGCCGGAGCCGATCATGCCGCCGATGGCAGCGCCGGAGAGGCCGAGGATCGTGCCGCCGAAGCCGCCGCCGATGGCGGTGCCGACCGCGCCGAGAAGGATGGTTGCCATGAGTCAGGTCTTCTTCTTGTGCAGGGCGCGAGCCGGGCGCGGGAACAGGAATGCGAAGGCAATGCGCCGCCGCCATGCGGTGGTGAGCGGCTCCTCGATCACGCCGAGCCGCTCGTAGCTGTGGACGAATGCGCCCTCGCCGGTCAGGATCCCGACATGCTTGACGATGGCGCCCGCGCGCATGCGGAACAGCACCACCGCGCCCGGCCCGGCCTCGGCCGGGTCGATGCGGATCATCACCCGGCCGGCATTCTCGGCCAGCACCTCGCGGCTGCCGATCTCGCCCCAGTCGCGGCTGTAGGGCGGCACCGGCAGCGTCTCGCTTCCGACCACTTCGCGCCAGATGCCGCGCGCCAGCCCGAGGCAGTCGCAGCCGACGCCCTTGACGCTGGCCTGATCGTGATAGGGCGTGCCGAGCCAGCCGCGCGCGGCGGCGATCACGGATCGGGGATCGGCGGGCCGGGCATCAGATGCTGCATGCGGTGCAGCAACTGCCGCGCCTCTCACAGCACCGCCCCCTCGTGCCCGCCATCCGCCGTGGCGTAGCGGACAACCGCGTCCTGGCCGGGGATATGCGGGAAGCCGCGGAAGTTGGCGATGTTGCTGAACTTGGCCGCGCAGGTCGCGCTGCGCTTGTCGCAGCCGGCGCGGATGGTGAACGCATTGCCGCCCGCGACCGCGCGCACAGGCGCTTCCAGCAGCGTGATGGTGACCACGCCGGAGGCGATCTCGTGCAGCATCACTTCGGCCAGCCGACCGCTGTTCGGGCCGCTCGTCCATTCCAGATGACCGAAGCTGAACCAGCCGCTGGCGAAGCCACCGAGGCCGGAGGCGGTGAAGGCGCCGTCGCGGATCGGATCGACCACCGCGCCGGTGCCGCGATAAGCGGCGGCGGCAATGTTCACCCCGCATCGGCTGTCGCCCAGTGCCGCATCGCAGGTGCCCTGATAGACCCGGCCGACCGTCTGACCCAGCACATGCGCCATGCTGCGCACCTCGGCGACGAAGGACATGCGCCCGCGCCGCAACTCGCCGATGGCGCCGCGCCGGATCAGCACCCGCTGGCCGAGGGCGTTCCAGTTCACCCGCCAGACCTCGACCAGTGCGTTGTCCCAGCGCCCGTCCAGAATATCGGTCTCGGTGATCCGGCCCGAGGTCAGCGCTCCCTGCGCATCCTGGGAATCCACCGACAGATCCGAGCCGGCCCGGATCTCGGATGCCGAAAGCCCGCTTTCCGGCTCATAGTCCGTGCCGCCGAAGACAAGCGGGCAATCATGATCGGTAAAACCGAAGCTCTGGCCATCGGCGCGGGTGATCTTCCAGCACCAGGCCAGCGTGGTGGTGCCATCGTCCAGATGCGCCTGCAGGGCAGGAGGGAGCGTTTTCATCGGCGGATTTCCACGAGCGGGATGGAGGTGATCGAGCCGAGCCGCTCGATATCGAGGGTGACGTCGAGCGCGTCACTGTCGAAGCGGACGGGCACGTCGAATTCGAACCCCGCGCGGACGGTGACGCCAGCGGCGGGTGCGGTTCCGAATGTAACGACACCGGTCGTCGTATCGACCGACCAGCCGGAAAGCTGCTCGACGCCGCCAAGCGCCAGCCTGACGCTGTCCGCGACCGGCCTGGTGATCGAGCGGGTCCAGGACTGCGCCCCGGAGGCATACCGCTTCACAAGCTGGAACGCGGTTGCGGTTCCGTTGCCGGTCCCGAGCAACTGGTCCTGGTGCGTCACCACCGCCGATGGCTTGCAGGATTTGTGATCGCCCCAATCCTTGAAGCGGAAGCCGTGCAGCCGCCCGTTGCGGGCCTCGAAGAATTGTACCACGGCGTCGAGATCGTCGGCGCGGCGGATGCCATAGGAGACGTCATAGCGGCGGCGCGAGTTGGCCCAGCTGGCGTTGCGTTCCTCGTCGCCGGAGGCCAGTTCCACGATCTGGGTGCGTCGCTCCGGCCCGCCGCGCGCACCGCGGCTGATATTGTCCGGGAACCGGACATCGTGAAAAGTCATTACACCCCTCTCCTTCCCATGGCGACGGCCCGCGCGATATCTGCCGAAATCTGTGCTCGCGACTGCCGGAAGCTCTCGGCATCGCGGGCGTTGATGTTGATGGTGACGCCGCCCCAGTAACCCGCCGCTTCGCGGCGCGAGAGCACCCGCTCGCCCTTCTGCAGGATCGCCGGCACCTCGTCCGAGCGCAGGCCCGCCCAGCCGCCGGAATGCATCCGGGGCGCATTGGCGAAGGCCATGGCCGAGACCATGCGGGACGGCGCTGCACCGCCGACCATGCCGCCGGCATGGAGGATCGGCACATTCAGCCCCGGCATGAAGCCCGACAGAATCCCGGCCAGCGGCCCGAGCAGGAACCGGCGCGCGCCCAGCTTCGCCATGTCGGCCAGCATCGAGGTCACGAGGTCGCGGAAGTTCAGCTTGCCGGTCTTCACGAACTCGCCGACCGCATTCTCGGCGCTCTGGAACGCTCCGACCAGCGCGTTGCCGATATCACCGCTGATGTCGCGGGCCTTCTGGGCATAGTCGGAGAGCGGGGCGATAACCGCATCCCAGCCCTGTTTCGCCTGTTCCGCGCCGTTTGTAGTGTCTTCGCCGGCTTTCTTGCCAGCCGCACCGGCCCGGCCCGCAGCGCCACCGGCGCGATCCATGGCGCCGGCAACCCGGTCGGCCGCGCCAGCCGCATCGTCCAGCGCGTTCGCGCCATCCTCGCCTGAGGCGGTGACCGCATCCTTCAGCGCCTGCCAGCTTTCCAGCGGCGCGACCGCCGCCGCGCCCAGTGCCTGCGCGGCGTCGAGATGGGCGGAGGCTGCCGCGGCCGCCTGATCGGCAAGATCACCGAACAGGTCGGGGGGCTTGATGTAGCTCCGGTCCCAGGCATCGGCGAATGCGCCTGCCGCGGCGCTCCCTGCATCAGATGCGGATCCCTCGAACGGGTTGTCGATGCGGCCGATGTTGAACGGGTCCAAGGTTCCGATCTGCGCTCCGCCTTCGCCGACAGCCCATTCGGGCAGCATGGCGAGGGCGGCGTTGATGCCGGAGATGAAACTGTTGATCCGGGTGACGACGCCGTTCAGCATCGCCTCGACCCCGGCGATAAACCCGTTCGCCGCCTTGAACGCCAGATCGCCAATGGCATCCGGCAGCAATGCCCAGATCGCCTTGATCGCCTCAAACCCGCCGTGCCAGACCGCAACATATCGGTCCACGGCGGTGACGCCCCCGGTCACGATCAGGTCGAGCACCGTGAACACATAGGCGCGATAGCCATCCCAGGCCGCATTGAGCAGCGCGAACGATGCCTGGAAGGCCAGGACGATGCGCTGGCCGACCTCCTTTGCGACATCGCCTAGCAGCTTGAACGCCGTGCCGATGCCGCCGACTGATTTGACCAGCGAGGAAAACTGGTAGATCAGCTCGCCCGCCGCGACGATCAGCGCGCCGATGCCGGTGCGGATCAGCGCCCCCCGCAGCACGGTCAGCGCCGTGGACAGCGAGAAGGTCGCGACACGGGCGGCGACAAAAGCCGCCACCCAGCGCCCGGCCATGAAGCCGGCGAAGGCAATCGCGAGCGAGGCGAGGCGTTCGATATTGTCCGCGACAAGGATCAGCACAGAGGCGACGGTGGAGGAGGCACCCAGAAGCTGATCCCAGCTGCCAACCAGTTGCAGCGCCGCATTGCCGATCAGCGTGAACGCGTCGCCGATGGTGGCCGGCATGGAGTCCGCTTCCTCGCGCAGCAGCTCCAGATTGCCGACCAGCGCGGTGCGGATCACCTCGCCGGTGATCGCGCCCTGCGTTCCCATCACTCGCAGGCCGGAAACCGTGGTGCCAAGTTCCGCCGCCAGCAGTTCGGCCACCCGGCCGCCGGTCTGAATCACGGTATTGAGGTTGTCGCCCGACAGGCTGCCCAGCGCCATCGCCTTCGAGAGCGCGTTCTGGACCGAGGCCGCGCGCTCGGCCTTTGCGCCCGAGACCACCATGGCGTTGTTCAGCGCCTCGGTGAAATCGAGGCTCTCGGCGGTGGAAAGTCCGAGTTCGCGCAGGGCGGTGGCGTTCGAGAGCCAGCTTTCGGTCGTCTGCTCGATTCCCGAATAGGTGCGCCGCGCCATCTGCGCGAGCCGGTCCATGACGGCGGCGCCCTTCTCCTGCGACCCGGTCGCCAGATCGACCCGCGAGCGCAGATCGGTCCAGGTATCGGCATATTGCGCGACCTGGCGGATGCTGAGCGCGCCAGCCGCGATACCGGCGAGGCGGCGCAACATGACGCCGGCCGTGTCCACCTCCTTCGACAGCTTCTGGAAGCTGGCGGCGCCAGCATTGCCGACGCCCTCCAGTTCCGCCCGGACCTGCCGGCCGTTCTCGGCCACCAGCCGGACGGATACTTTTTTCTCAGCCATCCTGGCGGCCTTCCTCGATCTTCTGGTTGGTCTTGCGGATCATTTCCGCCTCGATCACCGGCAGCAGTTCCACGACCGCCAGCGGTGCAATGCCAAGGGCGCGGCCCATTTCCAGCGCCGTGCCCATGTCCCAGCCCAGCACCGCGCCGGGGATCGCCCGGACCTGCCCGCTCAGCCTCCCGGCCAGATCCCAGACCTGCCAGCCCTCTTGCGTTTCGGGACTGTTCAGCCGGGCAGGGCAGTCGGGGCAGTGTCCGGGGCAGGCTGCGCAATATCGCTCGCCCCCGCCGAAATGCCATTCGGCGAGGGCGCGGAGCCGTTTTTTTCCGCATCCAGCACCAGATAGGGGCCCAGAACCTTTTCCTGGAATGCCTCGAACACCGGCCAGATGTTCAAGAGCGCGTCGATGCCTTCGGGCGTCACCGGAAGGTCGATGCCCTCGGCATCGCCGACGCCCGACCATTCGGTAATCACCATTCTGGCGACGGCCTGCGCCATGGCCACGGCCAGCACTTCCTTCGGCGCACCCGCGTCGAGGGTATCGAGGGAGACATCGGAGCGCGCGGCGGCCATGATGGATGTGGTGATCGGGGCGACCCGGATCATCAGGCCGGGCAGGAGGTCGATCCAGCGCGGCTCGGTGGTAAGGTTCAGACGGATCATGGTTCAATATTCCTCGGTGTTGTTGACAAGGGTGATGGTTGCCATGCGCGCCGGGCTGGACCCGCGCGCCGCCTGCCAGTCGAAGCTGGCCTGAATGCCCTGCGGCCCGCTGATCTCGATGCGGGGGCGGGGTAGATAGACGGCATGGGCGGTGACGGTCAGGCTTTCGCCACTGGTCAGGGTGTATGCGAACTCCAGTTCGCACGGCCCGCCGGCGATGGCCTGGTTCATCAGCACCATATCGGCAAAGCGCAGCTCGATCTGGCCGTTCAGCGCGGCGATGGAGGGATCCGCGCCGTCGATCATGCCGTCGCTGCGGATGGTCTCGATCCGGTCGAGGTTGTTGGCATAGGTGATCTGGGCCGAGATCACGTTGCCCAGCGCCGCGCCGTTCCTCGTGACCTGTCCGTTGAAGTGCCCGAAGCGCAGCAGGTCGAGATCGGTGGGCGTGCCGGCCTGCGAGGTGCTGGCCACGGTCTCGCCCTGTGCCACAAGCTGGGCGCTGGCGGTCAGCAGCCCCGAACGCTGCATGGTCCAGCTGAGCTGATTGACCATGACGCCGGAATACATGGCAAAGCGCGGCACCTCCGGCATGCCGGTCTCGATCGCCATCGACGGCAGGGTCCAGTTGCCTGAGCGGAACTCATGCGTATAGGGTCCCGGCGCGGTTCCGGTCGTGACCGGCGCCCCGAACGCGGCCTTCAGCCAGAAGCCGAAACCCTCGGCATCGATGGGGATGGTCAGATCGCCATCCGCGGTGATCGCATCCTTGACCGGGGCCAGCGGGTCCCGGCCATATCCCAGCAGCTCCGAGCCGAGCAGCGGCTGTTCGGCGCTCAGCGTCGAGGATGCGAAGGGCAGGCGGGTGAAGCCGCTGACGGGGGCGGTGCCATAAACAGTCTCGAACGCAGCCGCGAGTTGCGACCGCGCACCTTGGGCGCGTGCCATGGAAGGTTCCTTTCTATGGAAGCGATCCCGTGCCGGGACCGGGTCAGTGCAATGGCGGCTTGACCAGCGCGGCCAGCCTGGTGAGGCCCTTGGCGGTCACCCGCACCTGCTCGGTGACCTTTTCCGAACCATCGGCGCGCAAGACAGTGGTGATCCTGTGCTCGAGCAGGCTGGTCGCGGTCTTGCTGTGGTAGCCGAGAAAGCTCGCGCCGCCGGGGCGTTTGTAGATCCAGCCATTTTCCTGCAGCCAGAGAAACAGGTCTTTCGGGCGCATCTGCAAAAGCTTGGCGGCGTTGGTGATGCAGAATGACCCATCCGCCTGCGCGATCCGGTCCAGCTTCTCCTGTGCGGGCAGCAGCGCCTGCACTTTCTCTTGCAGGGCCACATGCTGTTCGCTGTAGCTGAGTAGCAGCGCCCGCAGCTGCGCCGGGTCGTTGAGGTCGGTGGCCGGGGCGCGGGCCACTTGCTCTTCCAGTTCCTGCCAGCGGTCGACCAGCCTTGCGGTGAACTCGGGCGAGAGCTGCGCCACGACAATGATGCTGTCGCGTTTCTCGAGCCGATAGACGGAAGTCGTGCGCAGACGGCCCAATGCATCCATATCCTGTTCATCCCCCATTGGGGGTTGGACGATGACACCGCGTGCGGCCAGCCGCTCGATGGATTGCTTTACCTTGTCATGGCGGCTTTCGAGAAGCTCGGCGATTTCGCGCGAAGACATGGTGAGCGGGCTGGCTTCCTGCGGGCCGGCTGGCAGATGCGAGATCATGGTGCTCATTTCTTTCTCCTGATATTCGATGCGGACCGGGGATTCGGGCCTGAATCAGACAGGCACATCCGCCCGACCGGCGGCGCGGCGCAGACCGGCGCGGCAAGGCCGGATTCCGCGCCGGTCCGGCCTTGTTCGCATCTCAACCCAGCGGATCGTTGCTGGTGTAATGCAGGGTCAGGATCAGCACCGCCGCCCTGATGGTCGGGGCACCCTCGACCGCCAGATCGGCAGGTTCGGGCGCGTCGGTCTCGATCCAGTCGCAAAGCCCGCCCAGCGTCCGGTCGGCGGCGATCACTTGCCCGATCCCCTCAGCCAGCGTGTCGAAGGCCAGTTCCAGGCCGGAGGATCCGCGCACGAAGACCTCGACCTCGGCGCGGTGCTGCCAGTGATAGCGCAGCGGCGACAGCGTGACTTCGGCCTCGCCCGGCGTTCCGTCGCGCAGGATCAGCAGCCCGGCGGCGGGGATGCGCTCGGGCAGGACCTCATTGCGCAGGACGATGGTGCCGCCGCCGATGCCCTGCAGGAGGGTGAACAGGGACGATAGAACCTGTTCGCGCCTGGTGGTCATGTGCGTTCCCAGCGAGAGACGATTGCGCCCGGCAGGGATGCCAGAGCGGCATTGGCCGGCTTCTCAAGATCCAGCCGCTTCTTCAGCCTGACCTGCGGCACCAGCAGAAAGATCGGCACCGAGGCGAGGCCGCGCCCGGTTCTGGACCGGGACACGGCCGCCCGACCGTGCTTGGTCAGCCGCGCCTCGGCGACCAGCAGGCTGGGGCCGGTTCGGCGATAGACGAAGATCAGCCGCAGCCCGGTGCGCGCCTCCCATTCGCCCGGCGTCGGGCGCTTGCCGCTGCGGCTCTTTCCGGCTGCCTCAAGCGGGATCGCCAGCCAGAACCCGCCCTTTGAGCGGATCAGCGGCCCGGTGTCATGGGCGTTCACGATCACCGGGGCGCGGGTCCAGACCATCGACGCGGCATTCATGCTGTGCCGCCCCTTGGGCCAGGTCTCCGAGCGGATGGTGCGGGCCAGCCGCTGGCCAAGGCCTGCGCTGGTGACCTGCCCCCGCCATGCGGCCTTGAGCGCGATCCCGGCATCGCGGATCCCGAAATGCACCGCCTTTTCGCCGGCCTTGACCTCATCGGCCATCAGCCTGGCGATATCCGCGATCTCGGCACGCAGCTTCATATGGGCCTCAGATCGAGGGTCACGATCAGCCGTTCCCGGTCGCGGATCGGCTCGCCCTGAACCTCGAAGGTCTCGCCGCCGATCACGATACGGTCGCCGGACTGGATTGACGGGGTTTCGGCCGCCATCACGTCGATGCGCACGGTCTCCGACCACACCCGCGCGCCACCATAGCTGGTCAACTCGTCAGAGGATTTGCGGATGGCGCGAATGGTGCTGCCGGGCCGAACCCCGCCCGGCAACCATGTCGCGTCAACCGCCATGTTCGGGTCCGCGAAGATCCGGGTCGCAGCGGTGGCAAAGGCGCTCATCAGACGGCCGCCCCGTTCAGACGGACGCGGCCGGTAGTTTCCCCAGCGCCGCCTCCGACCGCGAGCACCGCAATGCCGATCAGCGTGTTGGAGCCGACCGTGGTCGTGCAAGCCTTGGCGGTGTTGTCCCAATAGACCTTCGCGCCGACCGTCCAGGCCTGGGACGCGGTCTTCGGCAGATCATAGACGCCAGTGAGGTTGATGACGCCTTGCGCGCCATTGGCGATGGGGCCGGTGGCAACGCCGAAGATCGAGCCGATCAGAACGCCTGCGCCCGAGGCGATATCCGCCTCGGCGGTGATGGTGAGCGTGTTACCCGTTGCGATGAAGTTTTTCATGGGCTTTCTCCAGATGAGGGAAAGAAGGGAATGCGGGCCGATCACCGGTCCGCGCCGGTCAGGATCAGACCGGGGCCGGCAGCATCACGCGATGCCGGGATTCTTGTAGAGACCGCGCCAGTCGATGGCCTTGGCGCCGAAATCGTGACGGGCCTTGAACTCGATGCCATCGACCTCGAAGCCGACGCGATGCTCGGTATAGAGACCCTCCTGACCCGCCAGATAGGCGTATTCCACCGCACCGAAGGCGGGATCGGTGGCGGCGAACCACGGATCGGGACCGGCGGTATTCACCAGCCGGATTTCCTCGACCACCGAGAAGCGGTTCGAATAGGGGTTCACCTCGGCCGTGCTGCCGGGCGTGGTTGCGGCCAGTTGCTTGTGGATTTCGACCATCCGCTTTCCGGGCGGAACGATGATGTTGCGCGGCAGAACCGTGATCGCCCGGCCGTCCAGATCCTTCTGCACAGCGAAGGCGCGCAGCATCGCGGTCAGGGACTCCTCGGTGATCGCCGCCGCCGTGCCGAGGTTGCCGTGATTGGCATGAAACAGCGCGGTGCCGTCGCCCATGGCGGGGTTCGACAGCAGGATCGAATAGAGGATATCCGATTCAAGGTTCGCGGCCGAGGCACCGAAGGACTGGACGACCCGGTCGAAGGCGCGCAGGTCATCGTTGATCAGCATCTGCCGGCTGAAGCCGATAATGCGGCCATAGGTGGCGATCGCATAGCTTTCCTTGCCCTCGGTCGCGGTGCCATAGGTGAACTCGCCGCCTTCGGGCACCTTGACCAGATCGGGGGCGTTGCCGATCTGCAGGCGGTCAACGGGCCGGAAATCCCGCACCGTCACCCGCGTGGACCATGCCCCGAAGGTACGCGGGGTCGCGTCATAGGCGGCGCGCAGCGTCTGGTTGACCACGCTGCTGAGGATCGCCGGGAAGTCTCCGGTGCTGTGGTAACCCGCCGAGCGCATGCCCATGGCGAAACCTGCGATCTCCATATCGGGCATGGCGGCGGTGTTGACGCCGGCGCGCTCGACGGCATGGCGGGCCAGGTCCATCAGGCTGCGGAACGCGAATTCCCGCGATTGCGGCGATACCGCATGCAGCGATGGTGCCGCCCTGTGCATGATCGCGTCGGCAACCGCATCGCGATAGGCGGCATCGCCGGTGCCGCGGGCCTGCGCCGGGGCCAGCTCAATCGTGCGGCCCAGCGGGTTTGCCTCGCCCAGTGCGTCGAGGACCGCCTCGCGGGCGGCATCGATCGAGACGCCGCGTGCGATCAGGTCGTTGGCAAGGTCAGAGCCAAGATCGTGCCGGGCGCAGAGCGTCATGATGGTGCTGACCCGGCTGCGTTCTTCCGCGCGGATGCTTTCCGCGTCGGGCGCGGGCACGGCCGGGGCCGCTTGCGGGATGGCAGGGGTTTGCGCGGGGGCAGGGGCGTTGCGGGTTTCATCAGCACCCGCCGCAATGGTGTCTTCAGGCATGTTTCGTCCTTTCGTGGTGATCGCGCAGGGGAATTGCCGGGCGTCAGACTGCCTGGCTTCCGACCGCATGCCGGCGCCGGGATCGGCACCGATGGCGACGGCAGAGATTTCAAGCGGCTCCCAATCGACCGCGCGATAGAGGGCGCGCGGACCGCCATCGGTGCGGTCGGCCTTCGCCACCCGCTCAAAGCGATGGACCCGGTATCCGACCGAGACATTGCGGATGATCCCGGCCTTGATGTCGCGCCAGATCGGCTCGACCTCATCGCGCTCTGACAGCCGGATGCGGGCGAACCCCTGGCCGTTCTCGATGCGGATCGAGCCATTCTCGACCACGCCGAGAATGTCGGTCAGGCGCTGGGACGCATGCGAGTTCAGGAAAGGCGCGCCCGCGTTCAGACGGTCCAGCCGCATCGCGTTGGGCGACACGACCAGTTCTTCGTCGAACTCCTCGTCGCGCGCCCAGGAATAGCGCCGCACCTGCGCGCCGGTGGTCCAGAGAACCTCGAATGTGCGCGAGGCGTCATCGACAGATTGCATTGTGCCGGCCCGCCCGATCACGGGCAGGTCGAGAATTTCCTCATTCTCCATGGTGGTCTCCGTCAGTTATCGCCGCTGGGGGGCGCGGTCGGGTCGGTGGTCTGGACAAGGCCAGCCTTGCTGACCTTGCGCGGGTCGCTGTCGAAGACGAGGCCAGCGGCATCGGCCTTCCTGGCGAAATCGGCCCATTCGCTGAGGATTTCCTCAGGGTCATATCCCCGCCGCGCGATCTGTTGCGGCAGGGTCGAGAAGCCGGAGCGCACCTCCAGCAGATCGGCCTGCACGTCCTGCAGCGGATTGACACTCTCGAACTTCGGCGGCCCCCATTCCGCAAGAATCTCGACGCCATCCGGCAGCAGGCCCTGCGACTGTGCCTCCTTGATGAACCAGCGCCAGATCGGCTCGCAGAACATCGGGATCACGGTCTGCCACTGGATCTGCTCGACCATGCGGCGGAATTCGTTCAGGCCCGCACGGGTGGACGAGAAGTTGGCCTGCGACAGATCACCGGTCATCATCGCATAGGGTACCCGGAAGCCGGCGGCGATGATGTGAAGCTGGGTCCGGTGCCATTCATAGACGCCAGCCGTCGAGGCCGGTTGGTTGAACTTGATGTCCTTGCCGCCGCGGGCATAGGCGATCAGGCCCGGCTCGAACTGCTCGACCCGGTTGCCCATCCCGTCCTCGATCACCGGGGCGATGGATTGCTGATCCTCATCCGCGCCGAAAACGATGCCGACCAGACAGGCTTCGGTTTTCTTGCGCACCAGTTCCGCGGTCTGCCAGTCGTCGACATCGCGGATCGCCCGCATGGCCGGGGTGCCCCAGGGCACGCCCCGGCTCTGGACCCGCTGGCGTTCAAACAGATGCGCCACGTCCTGCGCCCTGAGGCGCACCGATTCCAGGCGGTGGTTGACAATGGGGTCGTTGTGACCGGGATGATCCGGAAACATCCAGTAGGCGACGCGCCGGCCATCCCGGTCGGTCTCGATCCCCTGGCTGATCCGGGTCCCATCGGCGCGGTTGTCAAAGCGTGCGCTGTCGAGGTGATCGGCCTCGCGCAGCTCGATGCGCAAACGCAGATCACGCGCGTGTGCGCCACGACGATAGCGGGCCACCGCGAAGACCTCGCCGCCCTCGATCATCTCGCGCACGGCGAGGCAGAGAACCCCATGGAAATCCGTGTGCCCATGATCGTCGCAACGGGCGGCCCAGCGCCGCCACAGATCGTCGACCTGTCTGTTCAGCGCCGGATCGGGGGTCGCGGCGCGGGGCCGGATGCCGGTGCCGACGATATTGTTGACCAGCACCTGCACCGCCTGCGCGGCGATGGGGTTGTTGCGCACCAGATCGCGCATGCGGTCGCGCAGCGTGGCCCCGGCCGCAGCGATTTCCGCATCCGCCGCCGTTCCACCGACTTTCCAGCCTGCCGTTCCACGCCCCCTTGAGGCGGCCTCATAGCCACGCCGCAGGTTTGAAATCGCCACCCGCGCGGCATAGCGCCGGGCGGCAGAGCGTGGCGAAACCACCGACAAGGCAGCATCCATCAGCCCCCAGCGCACGTCCGGGGTGATCTCCTTCGGTCCTGCCATGGTCAGCCCCTATGGAAACCGGCAAAGCCCGCCACGGGCAAGGGACGGCCCGATCCGGCTGCCATTTCGCCCTCGATGGTGCGGATGCGGCTCAGCAGATCGGCGGCCGAGCCGTATTCAAGGGTCTTTCCATCATAGCTGACCCGCAGGGTGCCCGAGGCATAGGCCCGGCGCAGCGCGTCAAGTTCACTCTCGGTCCAGGCCATCAGAACCAGCTTCCTCTTTGTCTCTTGCCCAGCCAGCCCGACGGGCGGGGCGGCGGCGGTTTCAACGGTTGACGATGCGGTTGCCCGGCCGGGCGCGCATCACTCGTGCCGGGCATGAGCTGCGCGCGCAGATCGTCCCATTTGGCGCCGTCCCAGCGATCCACGCCCATCAGCCAGGCGCAGGCGCGGGCATAGACCCGGCAGTCCAGCGCCTCGTTGCGGTCGCGGGTCTGCTGCCATTCCAGCTTCTGGAAGCCCTGGCGGGTCTTGATGGTCATCAACTGCTCGGCGGTCAGCTGCTTGGTCCATTCCGCCGTGGTCCCTTTCGGGATGTGGACGAAGCCGGCCGGCCAGCCGCTGCCGTCGGCGATGTCCTCGTCGGTGGGCGCGGCGAGGCGTAGCAGGCGATAGGTCTCGGATTTGAACACCGCGCCGGCGACCTTCCACAGCCGCACCCCGCGGCGAAACTTGCGCCCGCCCTCGGTCACATCGACATAGCTCGGGCCGTCCACCGGGGTGGAGCGGTCAAAGCCGCCGACGCCCTTGATCGCGATTACCTGGCCGTGGCCCATCTTGCGGCACCAGCCATAGACCGCATCGGTGGTCGCGCCGTCGCCGGTGTCGATCGCCAGCCGCGCCAACGCCATGCGCGCGCCGCCGGCATGGGGCCAGGTCTCGGCCAGAAACCCGGTCAGATCGTCCCAGACCTCCTCGCGGGCCGTGTCGCCTTCCAGCACCACATGATCGACCAGCCAGGATTCAAGGTTCTCGCCCCAGCCCCAGACGTCGATCTCGATCCGGTCGCGCTGCACATCCGCGCCGGCCGTCAGGATCAGCGCGCGCTGCGGCACCTCCCCCAGATGCCAATCCTCGCGCCGCTCATAAAGGCGCTGCCAGTCCGGGGCCTCGCCGCGTTCCTGCCAGGTCTCACCCAGCACCGTGTTCTTCAGCGTCTTCAGCGCGGCCTCGTTACCGACCGCCTGCTCCCAATCCTGCGCGATCTTCGACCAGCTGAGCCAGCCCAGCGGCGAATAGAGGCCGCTGATGTGATATCCAACGATCCCCGCCGCCCGCGCCCGCTCCAGCATCTCCGGCTCGGCGGTGGGCAGCCATGTCGCGCCATTCGCCTCGTCCATCATCTCGGTCTTGTGGCGCTCGGCGATGGGCTGATCGCAGTGTTCGCAGACATAACGCGTGGTTTCCGGCCGGCCCGACTGCCAGCGCAGGCGTTCGAACTTCAGCCATTGCAGGCCGCCGCAATGCGGGCAGGGGACATGGTATCGCTGCTGATCCGACAGCTCGTATTCCCGCTCGATGCGCGAGAGGCCCTTCACGGTCGGGGTCGAGGCCAGAAACAGCTTGCTCCGATGCCCGAAGCTGATCGTGCGCGCCTCGGCCAGCGCGATGGGATCGCCCTCGCCATCGAGATCGCCCGGATAGGCGTCCACCTCGTCCAGAAACACCCAGCGCGCCGGCATCGAGCGCAGGCCCACGGCGCTGTTCGCGCCGGTCAGGATCAACTGCCCACCGGGAAACCGCTTGCCGAGAATGGTATTGCCGCTGTCCTTCGATCGCGACGGCATCACCAGCGCCCGCAGCTCCGGGCTTTCCTCGATCAGCGGGTCGATCCGCTGCTGCGACAGGCGTTTTGCCAGATCGACGGTCGGCTGGACCGCCAGAAACGGCCCCGGCGCGCGGTGGATGCAGAAGCCGACCCAGTTGTTGCCGCCTTCGGTCGCGCCCACCTGCGCGGCCTTCTGGAATACCACCCGTCGCGCCGGGCTGGCCGGCGACAGCGCATCCATGATCGCCCGCATGAAGGGCGTGCGGGCGGTGCGATAGGGGCCGGCCTCGCTTGCTGCGCGCGAGGACAGGATCCGGTGCCGATCCGCCCATTGGCTGACCGTCAGCGCCGGGTCCGGCGCCAGACCAGCCAGCCAGGCATTGCGGATATCCTCGGCGCCCTCGAAATCAGCCAGCGCCACGGATCGTCTCCCCTCGCGCCTGCCGGATCGCGCAGAGAACGGCCCCGGCGCCTTCCGCATCCGCATCCCGTTGCTCGCGGGCTTTCCTCGCTCTGATCCGCGCCATTGTCCTGTCGATCAGCAGGCCGAACGCCTGCCGGCGCCGCGCCTCGGCGCGCCATTCATCGTAAGTCAATCTTCACCTCCGCAAGATCGGCCAGGTGCTGGCGCAAATAATTGTCCAGAACCTGCTCCATCCGATGGACATCGACGCCCAGATCGGCGGCCATGTTGGCGGCCACCCGGGCCGGCCAGTTCTGCCAGGCGTCGCGTTCGCGCCGGGCCAGATCGAAGACCATGGTGGTGGTGCGCGCCCGGTCGACCAGCTCGCCCTTCATCCTGGCGAGCTTGACCTTGGCGGTTTGCGCCTTCAGCACCTCATTGGCCATCCGCGCGCGCAGGAACGACACTTCGCCGCCCGTGCCGGGATCGGGATCGGCGCCGGCCTCGCGCAGGGTCTCGCCCACCGACTCGATGGCGGCGCGCGGCACCGGCCTGGTCGCGGCGCTGGCGCGGGCGGTGCCGGCCGCCGTGGCGGTCCCCAGCGCCCGCGCATGAGCGCCGCGCTGCTTGGCCGGGTCGGTCTGCGCGTCCCATTGCCGGTCGGCCGTCACCGGATCGATGCTGCCATCCGGCTCGAGACTGATGCGCCCCGAGGAGATTGCCTTGCCCACCGCCGTGTGGCTGACGCCGCGATGCGCCGCATATTGACGGCGCGACATGCCCATTCCGCGTGACCCTTCCGGCTTGCGCCCAAGCATCTGGGCAGATTACATAAAGCAATGATATTGCTGCGATTATGCTACACTTCCGGCCTGTGGTGAGCGATTCTGATGGCACGAAAACGATGCAGTTCAGACGCCGGAGAGCACCCCATGACCATGGCCATCACCACCACCCGCGCCGAGAAAGCCCACCGCAACAGCGGCGCCGCGCTCACCGCTTTCCTTGGCAAGAAGACCGAGATCGACACCATGCTCGCCCGCCTCGCCGCGCTGAGCGACGATCATTTCAACGCCAGCCCCGACGCGGTGAACTGGGGCCATGTCGGCACGCTGGAGCATTATGCCAGCCTTCTGCGCCAGATCACCGACAGCGCTTTTGGCGAAGGGGAGCATGCGCGATGATCCCGCTTTCCGAAACCCAGAGCCTGATCCTCAGCCGTGCCGCCGCGCGCCCCGGCAATCTGGCGCTTCCCTTGCCCGACAGCCTGCGCGGTGGTGCCGCCGCCAAGGTGGTGGAGGCGCTGCTTGCCAAGGGCCTCGTCGAGGAGGTCGAGGCCAATATTCGCCGCAGCGAGCCGCTCTGGCGCGAGACCGGCGATGGTCATGGCACCACGCTGCTTGCCACCGAGGCCGGGCTGGCCGCCGTCGGCATCGAGCCGCTGGTGGCGGGCGCCATCGCCGGGGCAAGGCGCGGGCGGATGGAGCGGGAAGCGGCCGCTGCGGTTGCTCCCGAGGCCCAAAGGCCCGCGACCACCCGCGCCGGCACCAAACAGGCGGCGTTGATCGCGCTGCTGCAGCGACCCGAGGGCGCGAGTGTTGCAGAGGCGGCGGCCGCCCTTTCGTGGCAACCCCACACTGTGCGCGGCGCCATTTCCGGGGCCCTGAAAAAGCGGCTCGGGCTGACCATTGCCGCAGAGAGAATCGACGGACGCGGGACCGTTTACCGCATCGCCACGGAGGGCTGAGCCATGATTTCCTTCAATTGCCTGCCGGAGCACGAGACCTTGGGCGAATTCGCCCGGCGCGAATGCGTTGAGAGCATCGACATCCGGTTCTGCCGCAACGATGCGGAAGCGGGCGCCGATGAGGCATTCATCGCCACCTGCGCACCGGCGGAGGCCGAGTTCGCCACCATTTATGGCATCACCGATCTGGGCGAGGCCCGCGCCATCCATGATGTCGATCTCGACGCAGCAGGGGCCGATGAACTGGCAGCCGCCTGCCGGGCGCTGTTCGTGGCGATTCTTGCCGCGCGGCGCGATCCGCCTGACGCCGCCCCGCGCCATCAGGCGGAACAGGACGCCATCAGTGCCCTGAGCTCGCCCATGGACTGACACAGGCCATCGTCTGTCATATGGTCGCAAACCGGATGCGGGTCGGGGGAATGCGCCGATCCTCTTCGCACTGCCTGTTGGCGGATCGCCTCGAACAGCCGCCGCAGGGCGAAGGAGCGGATCAGCGATACGCCGGTGAAGATGGCGCCGATGGCGAGATGCTGTGCCGGTGCGGCGTGAAACCCGAACAGCGGAAACACCAGCGCCTGCACTGTGACCGCGACCCAGAAGCCGACGGCAACGTTGGCGATAGCCTCGACCATCGACATCGCGCGCGACTGTTTCATGCCGCCAGCGCCTTGCGCGTCGCAGTCTCTGCCTCGAAGCTCGCGCCGGTCTCTGCATGGGTGGCGGTCTCGCCCGTCATCAGCTGCCAGCGCCGCACCGCGACGTCGCAATAGGCCGGGTCCAGTTCCATCCCGAAACAGATGCGCCCGAGGTTCGTCGCCGCGATCAGTTGCGACCCGGAGCCGGTGAACGGCTCATAGAGCAGATCGCCCGGATCGCTCCAGGCGGCGATCATCTCCTCGGCAAGCCTGACCGGGAACACCGCCGGATGCGCGCCGCCGGCAATAGCGCCCTTGTGGCGCATCACCCGGATCACGCTGTCGGGGATGCGGTGGCTTTGGATCGCGTTGCCGGCGCCGTGCTTGGCGCTCACCGTGCCATCGGCCGCGCGCAACCCGCCGCCGCCCAGCACCTCGCCGGCATGCTTGCTCTCCACCGTCTTGTTAGGCCGCCGTGGCACCCGATTGAAATGGAAGACGAACTCATGCGCCGGGGCATAGCGCCCGTTCCAGTCGCCGGGCAGGCCGGGCCCCTGATCCCAGACATACCAGCCGAAGCGGCGCCAGCCCTGCGTCCGCATCCATTGGGTCCAGGCGTCCCAATAGGGGATCCATTCGCTGTCGCGATGCACCAGCCCGAGATTGACCAGCAGCTGCGCATCCTCGCTCACCGGCGCCGACGCGAACACGCCCTGCATCAGCCGGTCCCAATCGCTGACCTTCTCCTTCGCCGCGCCGTAATCGCGCTGCTGGCCATAAGGCGGCGAGGTGAAGAGGAGCGTGGCGCGCTGCCCGTCCATCAGCCGCGCGACCGCCGCCGCATCCGTGCTGTCGCCGCACAACAGCCGGTGATCGCCAAGGATCCAGATATCGCCGGGGCGAGTGACAGGATCCTCTGGCAGGTCAGGGATGCCGTCCTCTTCTTCTTCCGGAACGGCGCCGAAACCCGATGCCTCGGCGTCTCCGAGCAGATCGGCCAGCTCGTCATCCGAGAATCCGACCAGATCGAGGTCGAAGTCCAGCCCCTGCAGCGCTGCCAGCTCGGATCGCAGCAGTTCCTCATCCCAACCCGCGTTCTCGGCGATGCGGTTGTCGGCAATGACCAGCGCCCGCCGCTGAACCGCGCTCAGATGCGCCAGCCGGATCACCGGCACCTCAGCCAGCCCGAGGCGCTGCGCCGCCATCAACCGCCCGTGGCCGGCGATGATGACCCCATCCGCGCCGATCAGGATCGGATTGGTGAAGCCGAACTCGGCAATCGAGGCGGCGATCTGCGCGATCTGATCCGGCGAATGGGTGCGGGCATTGCGGGCGTAGGGGGTCAGGTTGTCGACCGCGATCAACTCGATCTGCATCACAGTTCGAAATCCGGCTCGAGGGCGCCCATCGCCTTCAAACGGTCGATGATCGGCTTCATGTCCGCGGCAACCTTCTTCCAGTCCGTCGCAGCGAACTCTTGCGCCCATTGTGACGCATCCCATTCGGGAAACGTCACCCCGCCGATCTGCTCTGCCGGCATCATCATCTTGTTTCGCATCACGCGGGTTCATCCATCGGCCAGCAATTCAGATGCGAGAGTTCTGAGTGCATGTGCAGCAACCAGGGGGACCACGCCATTGCCACAGAGCCGAAGCCGGTCCACCCGGTGGGCCAGCCCATCAGCGCCTCGACGAATTGCGGGTTCAGCGTTCGGGGCGCGTCTGAGGTATCGCTGCCAGCCATCGGTGTCACAAGGACCTGGCGGCCAAGCAGCCCGTTCACCGGCGTGTTGGCAAGGCTTGTCGCCCCATCCTTGTGGTCGCGCGCGGTGGGCGTCATCCACAGCCGCAGCATTTCGGTCCGGTTGCCGCCGCTCGAGCGGATCCCGGAGCAGGCGCGCGGGGTCGGCCAGCTCGTCCCCCTCGCGGATGGCGAGGATGAACAGCCGCTCGCGCCGATGGGGCGCACCGACTTCCGCCGCCGTGAAGAGGCCTGCCGCAAGCCTGTAGCCCAGGCCGACCAGTCCGCTGGCGACTTCGGGGAAGCCGAGGCGGAGATGATGGGCGACGTTTTCGAGGAAGACGAAGGGAGGCTCAACCTCGCCGATGATGCGGGCGACATGCGGCCAGAGGTGGCGCGGGTCCTTGGGGCCCCGGCGCTTGCCCGCCACGCTGAACGGCTGGCACGGATACCCCGCAGTGACGATATCCACCGCGCCGCGCCATGGGCGGCCGTCGAAGCTGGCAATATCGTCCCAGAGAGGCGCTGGATCCAGGGCCGCATCTTCCATCCGCGCCACGATAATGGACGCGGCGAAGGCGTCCCGCTCGACGTAACCCACAGTTCGATAGCCGGGGACGGCGAGGGTGATTCCCAGCTCGAGACCGCCTGCGCCGGAGCACAGCGACAGGCCGAAGAGGTATGCGTCTGCGGTTCCGGCAGGCAGGCCGGAGGAAGATACAACCAGGTCATGCATGGCCTCACGCGGCGGTTCTGCGCTTGCGCGCGGGTTTTGGCTGGGGGTCGGGGTCGCTGGCCTGCGTGGCGGGGGTGCCGGGACTGGCGCTTGACCGCTCCCCGGAAATTTCGGTGAAGGACCGGCCGTCGCCCTCTAGCACCGCCGCGCCGCCGGTGAGGTTCTGCCAGCGCTCCACGGCGACATCGGCATAGGCCGGGTTCAGCTCGATGCCGAGGCAGGTGCGGCCGGTGGTCTCGGCGGCGATCAGCGTGGTGCCGGATCCCATGAACGGCTCATAGATCGCCTGTCCGGGGCTGGAATTGTTCAGGATGGGGCGGCGCATGCATTCGACCGGCTTTTGCGTACCGTGCACGGTCTCGGCATCCTGATCGCGATGCGAGATGTGCCAGAGCGTGGTCTGCTTGCGGTCGCCGGCCCAGTGGCCCTTGCCCTTGGCGCGAACGGCATACCAGCAAGGCTCGTGCTGCCAGTGGTAATCGCCGCGGCTGAGGATCAGCCGATCCTTGGCCCAGATGATCTGCGAGCGGATGTTGAAGCCGCTGGCGATCAGGCTGTCGGCGACCGTGGTCGCGTGCAGGGCGCCATGCCAGACATAGGCCACATCGCCCGGAAACAGCGCCCATGCCTCGCGCCAGTCGGCGCGGTCGTCGTTCAGCACCTTGCCGGTGCGCTTCGTGGCTGATGCGCCGGCCTGGTTGCGCCAGTTCGGGTCATATTCGACCCCATAGGGCGGATCGGTCACCATCAGCAGCGGCGTCACCCCGCCCAGCACCCGCTCGACATCCGTCGCCACGGTGCTGTCGCCGCAAAGCAGCCGGTGGGGCCCGAGGATCCACAGATCGCCGGGGCGCGAGACCGGCTCGGCCGGCGGCTCGGGGATGTCATCCTCGCTCTCGATGGCTCCGGCCGTCTCCGGTGCCTCGATTTCCGCGAGCAATTCGCCGAGTTCGTCATCCGAGAAGCCGACCAGATCGATGTCGAACCCGTCCGCGCGGATCAGTTCGATCTGCTCGAGCAGGATCTCGGTGTCCCAGCCAGCGTTCAACGCGATCTTGTTGTCCGCGACAACCAGCGCCCGGCGCTGCGCTGCGTTCAGGTGCGCCAGCACGATCACCGGCACCTCGGAAAGCCCCAGCCGCTGTGCGGCCATCAGCCTCCCGTGGCCGGCGATGATCACGCTGTCCTCGCCGATCAGGAGCGGGTTGGTGAAGCCGAATTCCGTGATCGAGGCCGCGATCTGGGCGATCTGGTCTTCCGAATGCGTGCGGGCATTGCGCGCATAGGGCACCAGCTGCCCGGTTGGCATCATCTCGATCTGCAAGGTGCGAACTCCAAAAGAAAAGACCCGCTGCGACAGGGCAGGCGGGTCCAAAGTGACGGACAGGCGAATGTCCGAGGGACGGTGAAGGGGCCGGCAACCCTGGCAACCCAAAGTGGCAACCGACGGGTGGAAACCCAGAAAAATCCTTTGGCGCTAGCGGACTAGCGCGCTCATGCCCCCCGCATAGCGTTGCCGCTGCGGAGGAACCAAGGCCGGGGGTAGGCGGCCGCAGGGCGGCTTTCGCCCCGATCATGGGATGAATATGGCCCGTATCGCCTGCTTTTGTCGCGCCCTAAGTTCAACCCTTTCGCGCCCTCACGGCGGCCCCTTCGCGGCCTCGCCGTCCCGCTTCGCGCCCCGCGCGTCCCCGCTGGTTTTGGCGCTGTGCGGGCGGCGGCTGGTTTTTCGCTGTTTGTTCAGGCGGTTGGCGATGGTGACCAGCGCAGCCGTCCAGCGTCGCCATGCGGTCGAACGCACGCAGCCCACAGCGCGGCAAATCTGCTTCCAGCGGTGGCCCTCGGCCCGCATCCAGACGATGCGGCGGTTGTCGATCACGGCCTGCTCGGACTCGCCGCCGATCAGCGCCAGCCATTCCAGCGCCTCCTCCATGCGCTGGATCTCGCGGGCGTTCGGGATCACCCGCATCCGCGCCTCCTCATAGCCATAGGCATGCCTGGCCTCGTGGACGTAATCCGGCCAGGAGCGGCCATAGCCACGCGCGCCCGATCCGGGCGGGTTGGGCAGACGTCGCAGCGTCAGCGCAGCTTCCTCGAAACGGTCCTCGACCTCGCGCGGCGTGATCATCGGTGGTCCTTTCGGGCGGGGTCGGGCCGGGCGGGAACGGGGACACCGCGCAGGGCGAGACGCTCGGCGCTGGTCAGCCCGGCCTCCAGCAGGGCCAGCGCGACGCTGTTGCTGATGGCACTGGGGGGCAGATAGCGATCCGCGTTCACCCAGTCGGCATAGAAGCGCAGCTGCGGGTTGGCCGGGGCGCCGGCGTTCTCTGCGCCTTGCGGCCTTGCCGGCTGGCGCAGGCGCTGGCGATGGGCCGCGCGCACCGCGTCGGTAAAATAGGCCCAGGTCCGGATCGGGCTGATGCGGATCGTCGGCGTGCGCGCCCGGATCACCGGCAGGATGTCGGCCTCGAGGTCTATCCCCTCGCGCAGCCAGCCCTCGATCTCCTCGGCGGTCCCGGTGATCGCGGCGCGCGATGCCGGGCAGAGACCAGGGCCGGCGACGGCAAGGCAGCGTGCCTGCGGGTCGGAGTTATCCACAGCCGTATCTTCGGCTGGGGGCGTAGTAGTATCTTTATAAGGATGGTTCGGGTGAACGTGGTTCACGGGGTCATGTGAACCTGGTTCACGGGTTACCCGTGCATCAGATTCACGGGGTGAACGTGGTTCACGGGTCGAGGGCAGGTTATCCACAGCCTCGATCACGATGGAATACTCCACCGTGAAGCCGTGCTTGCAGTCGCGCTGACCGGTTTCGGCGACCAGCCCGTCGCGGATCAGCTCCTGGATCGCCAGCTGCACGGCGCGTCGCGACAGCTCCAGATCGCGGGCGATATTGGCTTTCGAGGTCCAGATACCACTGCCGTCATCGGCGGCCTTGTCGGCCATGTAGCTGAGCACCGATTTGCGCGTGGCCGAGCCGACCAGGCGGCGCTGGACCGAGGCCGAGATCAGATTGCTCATCGCCGGCCTCCCTCGAGGATTTCCTCGATCGACCGGGTCTCGAAGGCGGTGGGCGCGATGAAGCGCAGCACCGCCTCCCAGTCCACGGCCGCAACCAGCGCCCAGATCAGCAGCCCGGCGAGAAGCACGAGCATGATCAGCATCAGCGCGAAGACGATGGCCCATGCGACGGGGCGACGCCGGTCATCACTGCCACCGCTCATCGTGCCGCCCTCCCGCGGCCGGCGGTCTTGCGGCTCTCCTGCTCCAGCAGCCAGTCGCGCACGGCGCCGCGCCGATAGAGCACCTTGCGCCCGATGCGGATGCAGGGCGGGCCGATGCGCCGGGTCTCCCAGCGCTTCAGCGTGTCGGCGCTGATGCCGATGATGCCGGCCAGTTCCTTGCGCGGCATCCAGTCATCCAGCAGCCCTTCATGGGCGATTGCGCCGGTCTCGGCAGTGATCATGGTCTGATCGGTCATCATCCGGTCCTTTCCCCGTGGTTGTGGGGCAAGCGAGAGCACAGGCGGAGGACCGGCGGCGCGGCGCGGACCGGCGCCGGAAGCGCCGGATGTGCGCCGGTCCCATGTTTCATGGGGTTTGCGGGCTTTTGGGTGTGATTCGGTGGGGCAGGGCGGGACGCCGGAAGCACCGGCCGCCGCCTGCCGGAGACAGGGGGTGCTGACGCTGCGCGGAAGCGCCTAATCAACCCATGCGTGCGGAAGTGCCAGAGGCATCGGCTTGAAAGGCAAGCCTTTCAGAAAATCAACAATTCAGGAAACACACGATGCCTCTGCCAAACCGCGTGATCTACACGCTGACCGAAGCTGCCGCCCGCTGGAACTGCCATATCGCCGATATCGCCGAATGGGCCATGTCCGGTCAGTTGGATATCACCATCGCGATCCCGCCCACGCGTTTTGGGGCCGAGATCATCTCGGACCTGGTGGTGATTGCGCCGGGTGATATTCTGGCGATGTTTCGCCGCTGCGGGACCGGCCCGCGCGAAGGGGTGATCCGCCGCGTCCGCATGCCGGGCGGCGGCGAGTGGAAACACATCCCGCTGCCCGATGCCGGGCTGCGGGTCACCCGCGACGACCTGTTGATTCAGGCCGGCACGCTGGCGCGTTTCGAGGAGGAGCACGGGGTGTTTCGCCGGGTCAACTCCAACCCGACCAAAAGCTATGATTGGGAGGGCTTTTATGGCGCCTTGATCCTGCGCCTCTTCCAGCGCGGCCTGCCCGAGAAACAGGCCGACCTCGTAGGTGAAATGCTGGACTGGTTCATTGCCAACAGCACGGATGGTGATGCGCCCGACGAAAGCACGGTCCGCAAGCGGGTCAGCCCGATCTTGCGGATGCTGAACGCGGAGGCGTGACCTCCTCGGCCGGGGGTGCTGAATGCACGAGCCTCGGCCGTATCCGCATCATGTCGGCCACCGCATCGACGCCGGCCCGTAGCGGCGAATCCATCAGATGCGCATAGCGCATGGTGGTGCTGGATTGCGAATGGCCCAGCAGCTTGCCGATCATCTCGAGTGAGGCGCCGCCGCTGACCAAGAGCGAGGCAAAGGTGTGGCGCAGGTCATGGATGCGCACTCCGGGCAGCCCGGCCTGATCCTGAATGCCCTTCCAGAAGCGGCGAATCTCCTGCACTGGCTGGTCCTTGTCGGCGACATCACCGGGAAACAGCCAGTTGCAGCCGACCGGCACGGCGGAAAGCCGCGTGCGCACCAAGGCCGCTGTCTCTGCCGAGATCGGCACGCGGTGAATGCGGCGCTGCTTGGTATTGGCGGCGGGCTTCACCCATGTGTTGCGCTCCAGATCGAAATGCTCGAAGCGCGCGGTCCGGACCTCGCCCAGCCGAGCCCCGGTCAGCATGCACATGCGGATGATGCTGGCGCCGCGCTGGTCCTCGGCCGCGCCCAGCGCCTCGCTAAGCCGCGCGATCTCCTCCATGTCGAGGAACCGCTCGCGCTCGGTCTCGACGCGGCGACGAAAGCCCACCGCCGGATTGTCCGGGCGCATCCGCCATGCGATGGCGAGGTTGAAGACCCGGCGCAGCATCTCGCCGGCGCGATTGGCCCGCACAGGCGTGGGCTTTGGCGGCTTCAGCGGGGTGCGGCGCTTGGTCTTTGGTTTCTTCTTGGCAGGGCGGGAGCGCCCCTCGGCGATCAGGTTCAGCACCCGTTCGACATCCGCCGGCTCGATCTCGGCCACCAGCCGGTGCTTCCAGTGCGGCATGATCAGCTTGTGCAGCATGGATGCCTGATCGGCGGCATTGCGCGGCGCCAGATGCGTGGCATGTTCGCGCAGGTAGCGCGCCACCAGATCGGGAAAGCGCGGCGCCTCGCGGATTTCCTCACGCTCGGCCAGCGGATCCAGCCCGCCATCGACATCGCGGCGCAGCGCCTTGGCGCGCTCGCGCGCGGCGGTGACGTTCCATTCCGGCCAGCGCCCGATGGTCAGCCGCCGCTGCCGCCCGGCCGCGCGGTAGTCGAACATGAAGCTGCGCCCGCCGGATGGATAGATGCAGATCGACAGCCCCAGCACATCGCTGTCGAAAATCTGCCATGCCTTCGACCGCGGCTCAGCCGCCCGGACCAGTTTTTCCGTCAGTCTTTCTCTGTTTCGCAA